CCGTGCGATCTCGTTGGTCTTTTCGATCTGATTCGTTACTCGTTAGCTTGGCTTTTCGTGGCATCGTATCACCTCCCTTCGTTTGAAAAATAATAATAACTGCAGCGTGTGGAAGAGACGGGACTATTTGATATTCGGTTACTTCCTAAGCGACGCAGGCGGGGGTATAAACGATTTTCAATACTCAATCAGCTAATTACTCACAGAAACATAAAACGTCTCACACACGCTCCTGTGACTTCTCACGCAACACATTGCTCCACCACTTACGACTTGCATGCTTCAACACATTCTCACTCAACTTCTTTTCAACTGCTGTCTTGTGATTGTGTTGTGCTCTAGTCAGTAACCATAAGTTACTTGTGTCTAACTGTTTATCCTTAGTCAATAATCGTCTTGGTATGATGTGGTCCACTATCAACTCGCCGTCATCCCATAACCTACCGTCAATTGCGTCAGCATAACCATCACGACTCTTAACGTATGCACTAATCTTCTTCCACTGCTTTGTGTTGTAGAAGCCATCATGTAGCTCTTGGCGCCTTGTACTGTCATACTCTTTGGTTGCCTGTGATAGTTCATACTGTCCACGTAATGTCTGAGCCTTGCGGTCTGCATTTGCCTGCTTAGCGTGTACATACTTCTTCATGCGTGCTTCATAATGTGGCTGGCAATATGTCCAACCTGTTTTAATCAGCTCACGGCAACCAATCTCTGCGCATCTATGCATTCTCATCTATGTCACCATCAAACGCAGTATTACTTGAATACCACTTTCATCATCTAATCCTGATCCCTACCACTCTCTAATATATAAAAAATAAAGAACTAACATGTCATATGTTAGTTCTTGTTGATACAGCCTTATTTATTATATGAAAATTGTGCAGTTAAAGAATTAAACAAGCGATTTGCTTCGGGCAATGTTAACATTGCCTCATTAAACTTCAGCAGTGTCTCATTTGTTGCACCCTGTCCCAAATGTTCTAATACAAACTTCTTAGTGCCTTCATTCTCTATGTCTCTCACGGTTAGGTCGTGCAACTTAGAATCAATAACAACTTGAAAAGTTCTGTTCCCTACGTTATCCGTATCAAGTACAACTTCGTAATTCATTATTTATACCTCTGTATCTTTGCATATGTTCACTACTGTGGCCATTATATAATCTGTTAAACAGATAAATCAAATGGTCAATAATGCTATCACTAATTAATCATTGATGCGTCTACCTGTTCCGCCACACATGCTTTATTTCAACTTTGGTACTCTATCATAATAACTTGGAATGCCCGCACCTTGCATGCGGCACTTATGAACCACATACGCGCTTCGCATCGTAACTGACTGATTAATAATTGAAATGATCTAGAATTCTTTATCAAGACATTCGCCTAAATTTTAGATTAAACGAAAAATTAGCGTCATACATATAAATTTTACGCACGTCTTTCTTGAATTCTATAGCTGGATCGTTAGGGTTTTTCTCAAGTGCCATTTTTGTGAAAGTTGATAGTGTAGTAGTAACATCATTCAGTTTGACTTTACTTTTAGATTGCACACGTTCTGGCTTAAAATCTTGAATGGTGGTAAAAAGGTCGTCTAACTCAATAACATTGGATATAGCATGCACCTCAAGCCCTAATAGGACTAATTCATATATATCTAAAATATTATTAACATTATCGGCTGGTGGATTTTTTATCGAAAAAGGTGCTCTTTGTGTTCCGCGTTGAGTTTTTCCGTGTTCTAAATATTCAATCACAGTATCATTTGTAGCAATTTCTTTATACACCTCTTTAAGAGTTTCCTTCTCCAGTGTTAGGTGCTTTGTAGGACCTTTCTCGGTTTCAATAATATTTGAATAGTATGCCAAAAACGAGCAAATATCTTGCATTAAATACGGACTGGAAAAACTGTGCTGTATCAGTTCGTCTCTCAGTTTTTCATCTAATGTGACATTCAGCTTTTCAAAACCTTGATCCGGTATATATCCTAAATCTTCCCTTTTCCATGTTGGAATTTCTAAAACATGGACTCGTCCGCCCATATCTGGCTCATGCTCCACGACAATTGAAGTTCTATTTGGTATTAACGCAAAAACTATTTTCAGCCCCTCATTGAGCGGAGATTTAAGTTTTTGTATTAGCGCTTTTTGTAACTCTTTTGGTACATAATGAAAATCATCAATTACTAATATATACTGATTGGAAATCATGTATTCAACTACTCTCGAAAATGGGTCATCTAAGTAGTTGTTATTGACTTCTTCTTGAACAGAACCCGTCTTTTTAAATTGTCCCTCGATTACAGTACCACTTTTAAAAAACTCCCAAAACTTTACCCTAGCTCCTAGTTCAGCTGTTAACTCTCCCTCTGTTTTATTCAATTTTTCTTTTTTTTCGTAAATTTTCTTTTCATTTGGAAGGTCCTTTAGTTTTTTAAATATTTCATTAATAAACCCATCAATGGTTACTATATCGCCGCCTTGAATACTAACTAATTTCTCATTTTCTAAACTTTTCTTTATTAATACCGTTTTCCCCACCTTGCTAGGCCCTGATACAACAATAATTTGACCTCCTCGTTCTAATCTAAAATTCAACTTATCACCCAAGTTATGTCTATCGTTGTACGTTAGATCGGGCGTCTTACCCGGTGTAAATACCTTAGTGCTTGAAATAATTTCCATACAATTTCTCCTATATACTAAAACCTGCATGGGGCCTAAATACTAATTGAGTCCTTCTTAATTAATACATATTAAAAATATAAGTACCACATTTAAACTATTTTAGAAAAAAACTAAAATATTGTTTCAATGTATCATATTTTTTCATAATCCGCTTTTTAATAATGTTATGTTTTTTATTGTTTAACTCGTAAATCATCAACATCAGCAAAATTGTCAGCAAACAACAGAAACGCTTCATCGATAATTTCTTGGCCACGACGTGTACTGTAACCAGTAAGCTCTTCCACTTTCAACCATTCTAAGTGTCGGACATATCGCAACCACATGAAGTGCCTGTGTGGCTGCGTCATAACCTTGATGGCATGGACAACGGCATCGTAGTAGTACACAGCGTCAGTATGGTTCGTGAACCGCTCATCGTTGGCATTACCAAATGATCGTGCACTTGGCATGTCTGAAATTTCAACTGACTTCAAATCAACATATCCCATATCAGCCATGTTCACGATACGTGGCCACTCACTATCAAAAAACTCTCGAACCGCTTCTCTTGTTGCCTTCTCATTCACCGCTGGTAAAAGTGCCATTCCCTACGTCCTCCGAACCATGTTAAAATGAACTTACCTTAAATTCTTTTACATGGCGCTGGACTTCGGTCTGGCGCTTTTTGTTTATCCTTCTTCTACCCAATAGTAATACCCAGCTAACCACTTGCTGACCATGTGCTTGATGAGCCGCTTGCTACTCGTTCGATATGCTTGCCGCTTGTTCCACGTCCGCACAATCACTCGCTCGCCTTCTGGCGTATAAGCAAGTTTGAAGTAGCCTTGCTTATCTCTAAAGTAGTAATACTTACGCATGATCATCTTCTTTTGTTTCGTGCATGTGATATACCTTCAGATATGCATCCCGCCATCCTTCTACTGCCTCTACTGCACGTTGTGCCTTGCGTTCATATTCACGTCGCGCTTTGTCAGCTTTATATGTCCAGTATGCATAACTACCAATTACAATCCACAAGATTGCCTCGCTAATCAAATTTGCCATTATTCTTCCACCTTCACCTTTTCAAGTGCATCAGAATTGATTTCCGGGAACTTATCAACAATCTCTGTGATTTCTTCGTCAGTGAATTTCACGGCGTAAAAAATGCTTAACGTGCGATACCATGTATTTTCATCTTCCTGTGCAAAAAATGACTTATCACTTGGGAATTTCAGACAATAGCGCTTTGGCTCTTTCTTAGCTACGAACTCAATGTGTCCTAACCACCACTCGCCAAGAAGCGCATCAGTAGGCATTCCAGAACTATTAAATTTTTCAACATATTCCCAAATTCCGTCATTGTCGTTTACATCATTCATAAACCCTTGAAGATTATCGTCGCCATTGTCTTCTTTAATAGTCTTCAACTCTGTTAGCACATAAGCTGGTAACTCAAACACACACTTATTTTCGTATTGTTCACGCAACTCATCAATAATAAAATTTAGCTGTTCACGACCGGTTGCCACGCCATCGCACTTTATCCAATAATCATTACCAACATCGCGCCCAAGCGTCCCCTCTTTTATGCAGCGCTTGACTTCATCAAATGTCATACTCATTATTTTTCCTCCAACTTAATCTGTTCCAACGCGTCTTGCGCTACTTGATAACCAACATCTTCACGGAACTCGTACCAATTCGTGTATCCGCGACCTTGTGCGTACTCGTTCATCTTCTTGCCTGTAATGCGCATTACTCATCACCGCCCTTCAACCAACTCACTGACTTACCGTATAGCTTGCTCATCTTCAAATACAAGGCTTCATCAGGTGTTTCCATTCCGAACTCGTATGATCGCAAATCACCTAAACTAGTTAGCCCTAACTTTGACCATGCGCTGTTTTGAGCGATGCCAGCCATCTTCCGAGCATCTCGTAAGCGTGAAATTTTCATACTTAAAAATTCTTTATCGGCACGCTTCATCATTTTTCTAACTCCTTTACTGCTGCATTAACCAAGTTCTTGTTAATCTGCGCTTCATACATATCAGCAAACTGATCCATAACGTCATTGATGTTAGATAAATCTGGCGACTTATACGCTAAAATATCCCACAGACTGACTTCACCCTGTACAGTTTTAACCGTCAAACGCCTAGCCACATCATTGTTAAATACAAGCTCGGTCAGTTCAGAAACATCACGCATTGTCATTTTTTCAGCTTGTTCAACAACTAGCGTTTGCAAATTATATTTTTCATTCATATTCATACGGGCTCACAGTCTTTTCACCCTTGGCTGTTTGTTAGTTAAACCACTTCAACATGGTGTTTCCTTTATAACCTTTTTGCCACACTATCCATGTATATGTGACAGCAGAACCCTTTATACTGTCAAAATCTCCATTCATCGCCGCCTTAATGCGACTCGTTGATACAAAGACATACTTAGGCGGGAAAGCGTCAAACAATTCCACTCGTCTTGCTTTACCTTCCAAATACCTAATCGGTAAGAACAGGGCTACAAAATGTCCTGTTTGTACAGTTTCAATACTTTTCAACGCCCAATCCTTTGCATATTTGTACGGCGGATTAGTAATAATATCTCCATCCCAACTATCAGGATGGTTATACTCCAAAAAGTTAATCATTTCTGTTTGAAGAGTTTCCTCAGAGTTTTCAACTTCTGGTGAACGTCTAACAATAATGTCGCTCGCTTTACCTAACAAATAATTTTCTTCTAACACATTAGCGAGATGCCATCCTCCGACAGCATTTTCCCAGACGTTATGAAATGGAATGCCCAGCTTAAGGAGTAGTTCTATCGCTTTAGGTTCTGTCGCATAATAATCGTTTTCTTCACGTTCATTACTCGCAAGGTTGGCAAACCCATTCGTAGTTAGATTTGTGCCTTTGTTTCCCGTCCAGTCTTTTTTTGACATTTAATTATTCCCCTTTCACCCTTGGATGTTTGTTATTCGTAGAATTCAATTTCAACGCCAGATGGCATCTCATATAGTTCGATACCAAGCACATACGTCTCACCTAACCAATACCGCTTGTGTGATTCCTTACTGACAATTTGACTGTCATCAAACCCAAACACTTCTTGTAGCACATCGTTAGTACCCTTTTCAGAATTATCCAAATCAATAGTCCCTCGTGTGATTGGCAATATTCGAGTCGAGTTAAATTCCAACTTAGCTTTCTTGCTTGGCACGTAAGAAGGCGGTATCGGATAGATGAACATTGTTCTTAAAAAATATGCGCACCCATCTTTTGGCTTAAACTTCAAATCATCGTAAATATCGTCTAACTGCCCTTTCAGGTAGTCGTGATATTCTTTATAACTTTGCGAACGGAACATTCGACCGTGTCCCATCTCCATTTGATTACCAGATGAGAACTTAACCGGAGTCTCAATTCGCAATTTCAACACTGGCGTTGCACTTGCCAGATGATCCAGTAATTGACTCATAGTTCTCCCTGTTACAGATTAAGTTACCGATTTGTGACTGATTTTGTGGTGGCTTAATCAATTGCTATGACTGACTTTGTTACCGTGTTACCGATTTGAGGCGTTCCCTATATATACTTATATATATTTTTCTTTTTTTAGTATTTAAGATAAAAGTAAAAATAATCAGTAACATCAGTAACAAGCCTTATATGGCGCGGTTTATTCAGTAACAAAATCAGTCACATTCGGTCACAAATCGATAACGTTATATTTTGTAGTATTTTCCATCTCTTCGATTAATCTTCGTCGCGTAATTTGCCATCTTCCTACCAAACGCATTTTTGCTGATTGGATCATACTTTTCGTCAAACTCCATGCCGTGATAATGCTCAACATATCGTTCATATAATTCGACTGCTTTGTACTCACCCTTTTCAACTGTTTTGAACCAGTCAACAAATGGGTCAGTTGCAACGATGTCATCTGCGATGTTTCCGATGATGTCCCAATCTTCCGCAACTGCCTTCTGATACATCTCGATAGCGAATGTAGCTAGTGACGGAACCTCTTCCATCAACTTATCCTCTGGAAATAGCTCATCGCGCATTTTGATTTCTTCGGCTGATGCGAATGGTGCGATTGTCTTAATAATGTGCAGACGTCGCGTGATAGCGCCAGAATTATTAAACACTGGCATTTGGTTTAGGTTGATAATCATTTTGGCAGTTACACGATATTCGCTACCGTCAACTCCTTTGCGTTCAATAGGCGATAACCCACCACCTGACAACGCTTTGAATACGTCATCATCTTTAAACTGCACGCCGCTGGCATCGTCATCAATCATCAGTGACTTGTCAACGAAACGAGATGTTTCAAATCGTTCCTTACCGTTCTGCAAGTTTTTGAGTTTAAACGCCCCAATTCGATTGCTTCCAAATAAAGCGTTGGTTACCTTAGTCACGAAGTATGTTTTACCTGTTCCACCTATTGGATCAAGTAAGAACAAAGCCCCCTGCCGCCAATTCATATCATTTTGGAAGGCGTAACCCATCCAAGCCCAAAAGAACCTCGCATTTTCACCAAACATGTATTCAGCGTATGCAACCCATGTATCTGGGAACTCATCTGGCTTTGGTTCGAAGTCGAAACCGCCGATGATATTCATCGTCTTATCAGGTGGAAAAAAGTTGTTCACCTTAACATTCAGCGTCCAATTCTTGAATGCGATGTAGTTGGGTTTCACTGAATCATCGAAGTCGCGTGACAACTCTAGCAAATAAGGCTTGATGTCTTTCTGTATCTCACGCTTCTTGTTACTTGAAATGTGCAACAAGTCAGCAATCGTGATAATGGCAACATCAATCATGTTGTAGACTTGCTTAACCTTCATGCGTTCCCAATAATTGCCGTTCCAGTGATAACCCCAATCATCCTTGATGGCATAATCATCGAAACTAACTAGCCACCTAGAGAACCCAGTAACTGAGTTGATCGTGTATTTAATGTCCCCACGCTCACCGTCTTTTGAACGGTTTTTAACGCTAGATGACAACCAATCTAGTTTGTCCACAAAATCAGTTGTTCCCTTGCCAGCGTGAACGTCCTCTAGTGAGTGCGGAATCTTTGTTACTTCAAACGCCCTGACAGACCGTAATTTCAAATTGCTGTCCATTCTCTATCCTTTCAATAATCGTTTTGTTTTCGTTGTCACATCCTTTACTGGATTATCTAACTGTTGTGATACGCCGACGTTATCAAGCGCTTCAAGTAGGTCATCATCCGACACCCCGACAAACGCCTTATCAACCCCACCTATTAAGCGAGTTAGATTGTTGTCGCGTTCACCCTGATTAAACGTGATACTGTGCTTGTCCATGTAACCAGAGATGAAACTAGTCAAATTCTCAACTGTTGGATCATTGAGTCCACTGAAACCATCATCACCGAAAATCGGAACAAATCCTGAATCTTTCAACTCCGCTTTCACCTTGTACCTAAATCGTTCAGGCAAATCCCACGGCACGATGGTTCCTGATTTTTGAAGCGGCAGCCCCATTAACCGCCCAACTGTTTTTGATGCCGTTAAATCCACGCCATAGTTAAGCAGGTTGAAACCAGCCTTTGCAAAAGCGATTGTAAGCTCGTCTACGGCATTTCCAAGCAATCTTGGGTCAATAGCCATAGCAAGTGGAATAAACAACCTGTGACCGTTCTCGTGGCCTCCTGTCGCAATCGCTGACGGTGTGAGCCACATGTACATTTCTAACTTGGTCTTGGTCATGAGCTTATAGAAATCATTCTTCAACTCTTCTCGATTCGGAACACTATCTAAATCGAACAATATCCCTTGAATGTCAGCAATGTTATCTCTACTGCGTGTCAAACCGTCTTTTAGATTACTAGGCGTGAAATATTGCGCTTGCCTGCTTTTGAAATCATCCAAATCATCTATGTCGGCATGAAATTGTGGCAATGACTCAGCATATATAATCAGGTCAAAATCATCTATTAAGTCATAATCTCCATAGATACCCGATTTCTTAATTGCGTAGCTCATTATGCGAATGGATCAGCTTGACCGTCGAATGGCGTTGGTGCTGAAGTAGGTTGCGCGCCACCAAATGCACCGATTGATTGTTCAGCTCCATTTTGAGTTGGTCGTGCAATTGACATATCAGGAACTGATGACTGAATAGGTGCGCCAAAGTCAGAGATAACCGGATTGAACACCGTCTTACCTTGATTAGTAACCCGCTTATCGAATTCATTCACTCGAACAGATAGAATCTTGTCAGGCAGGAATTGTGCGACGTTACTCAATTCAATCGCTACACCATCATTCATGCCACCAATTCCAGCGAACATGGCGTTAATCTCTCGATAACGGAACGGATTGTATGCAGTGATTGATGAATCATCCATGAAGAAGTGGTGAATTGTCGCACCCTTCTCTGAACCGTCCATAACCTCAAATACAACGTGGAACTTATCTGCTCCATAAGTCTTGCGTTGTTGGTTGTCTTCTTTGCCTTGATACTCGGCAGATTGAACCTTAACTAGGTAATCTCCCCCAAATGCCAATTGCTTAGTAGGTGCTTGGATGTCGTTTGAATCAAAAGTAAATGCCATGATTAGTTTTCCTCGTTATTTTCTGTTTTGTTAATTAGTTCTGAAGCCAATGCTTCTTTGCGATCATCAAGTCGATTTGCTCCTTGATTTCCCTTCTCGGGGTCAAGGTCGACAATGCGTTCGCCGTTCTTAATGCTTATATGTCCAACTACGTCGAATGGTGCTGCAAATGCATTGAATGTCTTGTCATTCATATCAGGCTTGAATAAAGGTGTTCCCATTGGATTAACTAGCCCTGTGTTCAATTCGTGAGCAGTTGCCAACACAGGCAGGTTAGTACCTCGCAACCACATCGCCAAATCTCGGAACCACATCTGTACTAAGTTCCAATTTTGACGACCGTCTTTGCTGGCGTTTTCTACATTGTTGATAACCCAATTTTGTAAAGCTGTTACGTTATCCAAGATGATTGCACTGAACTCACCAGTAAGCACTCGTTCCCCATTCTCATTGACTTGATATAGCTGGTTATCTAACCAGTACATGAGATCCCTTTGAACGTTTGGTGCGTCTGAATGTTCAAATGCAATTACTCGAATGTCTTTTGTACTCGCCACGGCATTCGTTGAGCCATCAAAATTAAACATCAGCTTCTTACCTTTAAACTGCGTGGACATGTACGTTTTTCCAGTAGATTTGCCACCGAAAACAAAATACATGTTCCCCACATTAGGTATTTCACCTTCCTTGTAAAACTTCACTATTCTGCCTCCAATCGTTCAATTGCTTCTGTGATTTCAACTTGTAAATCCTGCAGCGCAAGCTTGATAACCGTTTTATCTTCACCTTTAAATTGTTGCCAATACAGGTCACCAAGTGTTCGTCGCACGTTGTCCGTGTATCGTTCAATATTGGCTTGTGCCATTAGATAACCTCCGTATTCACAGGAATTGAATTGGCAACTAGCCAGTCCGATGCATCATCAAGACGAACATATTCGCCATCGATTAGTACAACATCTTCTTCTCCAGCTTCAATTTCATCACCCTGCCAATCAACGCCCCAAGGTGCCGGATCATCATCTGGTTCGTAATCACGGTCAGTAAAAATTGCCATTAAACTCTCCTTGTGCTAATCTAAACGGGTATTCAACTCCCAATTGAAATACCCAGTGCATTCGGTAGCTACAACTATCGGATGCTTTTTTTGTGCCGTTTTGACTTTGCTCGTCGTAACTTTTGCCCCGTTTCCCGTTCCAGTTGCAGAATCGTTTCATCATCAACGTGTAACAGATGCCTCATCTGTGCAAACGAGAACTGCGGCGCCTTGGTGTGCTTAAACAAGAAACGTTCCTTCAACACTTCATGACGTTCCGCCTGACTGATTTGCTTGTTTCGACTACCAACTCGCTCGATGACTACCGAAGCATTAAGTGGTTGATTTGACGTCGGTGTGTGAATAACACCCACACCAGTTGAGCCTGCTGAGAAATCCATTTATTCATCTCCTTCCAATTTGTCCAAGATATCGAACACGTCTTCTGGTGTTGTTGCCCACTCAATGTGGTTCTTAACGTGAATGCCCAGTTGAACCCCACCAGTCGGTAGTGAACGTGCCTCAACGTTATGCACCTTGTTATCAGCGAGAACCTTTTGCAGATTTACAAATTCTCCGACTTTCATGCTGCCCCCTTTCTGCGTGGCAACGCTTGTGCATCACCCGTCAGCAAGTAATAAACAGCTGGTCCTAATCGCTTCAACCAAATGTGCTTAATTCCCTTGAACAAGTAATAAACACTTATACCCAGCAACGCCATGAGCGTGACACCCATAAGCATCAATCCAAAAAATACCGCTAATGTTGTTTGATCCATGTTTCCTCCTATTCCCAGTCCGACCATTTTTGAAGTAAATGGCGGCTGTATCGTCGTGGAATGCGTTCAATCTTCATTGATACAAACCGTTTGTCGTAACGAACTTTTTCATCAAAATATGTTCGCGATACTGACAACAAACCAGCCGCTTCATCAGCGTTAATGAGCAGTTTGTCGTTCACGTCGAACGTTGGTACTGGTTTAGCCATTCCTACACCTCTCTTATTCAGACAGCAATTGACGACCAGCCTTGTTGATAAGTGCTTGTCGCAGCTCTAGGTTGCTCACTCGTTCAGCTGTATCAAGATACATGCGAGTTTTCTTTGTGATTGCATTCATCCAAATTGCCTCGTTGCGCTTGTTCTTAGACTCGCGCTCACGTCGCATATCCGCTTCGCTCTCAATCATTAACAAGCTATTCAGCTGTGCTTGATAACCACCTGTCTTGCGAATGCTTGGCAAAACTTCAGTTGTTACCCAATCTTGGAAACGTTCTGCTGTTTCGTTGTTTGCCTTAATTGCCAACTTATAGAATTGTGGTTCTGTGATGAAACTCCCCAGCGCCACAAGTGGCGCCGTAACACCATCAAGGTTTAGATACTTGTTTACTCGTGCCCAACGAACCTTCATAGTTCCCTTTGAAGTATCAACAATCCCCATTCCGATTGCTGCACTTTCTGCATCGAACATTACTTGTCCGTTTACTTCCTTAACCTTCAAGCCGTTAAATACTTGCACTTCGTTTGTCATGTTATTCTCCTTATTCTGGTAAATGTCCATCTTCTGATACTTCAATTTCGAGATTGTCAAATGCGAATTCAAGCATTTTTTCAGTTAATACTCGCATTGATAATCCTGTTGATGATGATAAATTCTTCAACTTAGAGTGATAGTTAGAACCAATGAACACAGGCTTGTAACCTGATTCCCGACGGTTGTCTGCTTGCAAAACTAATTTCTCTGTCATTGTTTTTCTCCTGTTTCTGAGTAAGATTAAGTTTATGAGTGTCGCAATGCTCCTCTATATTGATGAAAGGAGTTAAACGATATGAGTAATTTTTTCCATTACACATTTAACATGTCTGATAACAAGTCATACTCTGTTCCGGCAAATGGTGAATTAATTGTCTTAGATGGTGCTAGTCAAACTAAGCAAGCATTTCCAGACGGTTCAGAATTGTATTCATTCATCGGTAAAGACGGTGTTATTAATGTATTTTCAACGTTTGAATTAGATATCTAATTCGAGATTAGGCTTTCTTCTCCCAACCGAGATGTGAGCCTTTTCTTTTTGCAATGAACACTTCGTTTTCTGTAAACCAGATATCGCCTTCATTAACATTTTTTGGTTCAATATTTCCGTAATAATTTTTGCTCATGTTTATTTCTCCTTTAGTTAATTTGCTTTCGGCGTTCATTCAAGACACCGGCTACATACATCTCCGCACCATTTAAAACTCGGTCAATAGTGTTTTGACCTGCGAAACCGGTTTTAACATTCATCCACGTTGTTTTTGAAACTCCTACGTACTCATAGACTTCTTTTTCCGTCATTTGTGCTGCATAGATTTCGCCAACCAATCGTCCAACCCTGTCTAAATATGATTGATTAATCGTGACTGCTACCATTCCAAAACCTCCTCGTTATCGTTTTAGTGTACTTTTGTCCTTTTCTTTTGTTTACATGCACTCCACGGAGTGCTATGATATACACATAAATAAACGCACCAAAAACACTGTTGTAACGTCGTTTTATGTCAGATACCATCGTTATCAACGCTTGCTTTTGTGCACCACTTTTTTAAAGAACTTTGGTACATGAATAAATATAGCACACAGAAAAGTGCAAGTAAACACCTTTTGTTACTTTCAGAGTGCAAAACAACACCATGTACCCCTTGAGGTATTGATATGACGCTGTTTGAACGAGTAAAAGAAATTTCAAAAAAACATGGTTTTAGTAGCCTACGTGTTCTATCTGAACAAGCCGGACTCTCTCCAAATGTTATTTACGGTTGGAAAACAAAGGAACCTTCGGCAAAGACACTGCAAGCCGTGGCAGACGTCCTGGGCGTATCAGTCGACTACCTATTAGGTAACACTGATGAGATGCACAGTAATAAGAAAGACGATGAAACAGTAGACCTTGAACAAGATACTACTATTCTTGCGTTGGACGGTATGGAACTATCAGACGACTACAAGCAATTCATTATTGACCAAGTACGAAGCCTACGTAAGCTACGAGGAGATGATTAGTGGTACAAACAGTCATCTCAAAGTTAAACTCGATTGCTCATGAGTTTGGAATCGTGATTATCAAAGTTAATGCTGGGGTGAACGATCCAGATGTAGCAATCGTTGAAGATAAAGTCATCTTCATGAATGTTTCATTTAATACTAGGTTTTCATACATCTTTAGATTGGCTCACGAACTAGCACATCTCATTGATGGAGACACGGGTAGCCAGGGCGCCTACCCATTCTCACCTTATAGCAAGAAGCTGGAAGAGCGTCACGCTCACGAATTCGCGCTAAATTTTTTAGCTGCTTTGTTCTTTCAAGATACACCTGTTGAATATCGCAATTACATTAATTTTATGGAAGTATTGGGACTACCCGCTTCCTTTGAAGATATTGCTCGTGAAGCAGTTATGAATGCATAAAAAAGCCACCCGTTAAGGTGGCGTGAAAGGAAATATTTAATATGTCTAACTATAATCAAACAAACTATGAAACTATGTCTCCGCAAGAGCTTGCAAATATGAACGGTGAGATAAAAAAATCTATGCCTGTTGAAGAGAAACGTAGTATGCCCATAGATCAACGTTCAGAAACTCCGGAAGATTACCAAGACCTATTCGCCCGCTTGAAGAAAGATACGGAATCAAAGAAAAACTAAATCTCCTTGATTTTAACGAAATGAATTTTATTGGTGTAATCTGTCAGCTCACGAATTTGAATCCTACCTTCTTGTGCCAACTCTAATGATGTGGACAAGAATGTTTGGTAGCTTTCTCTATCTGTAGGCAGAGTTGGTCGTAGCATTAGTAAAAAGTCTGTTTGGCGCTCTTCCGTAGCTTGAAGTATTGCCCCTGCGTTTATTAAATTTCCGTCGAAGTCGAAAGCGTATAAACGCCATTGATCAATATCTTCAAAAAACGAATTTGTTGGTGGAATATATGTACGAGACTCTTTGTTCATTAAACGTCTCACGAATTCAATCATTTTATTAAGCACAATCGGTAAAACGAGAGTCACAATGATATTCAGAATAAATATCACCAAAAAGATTAACACACTTAGCATTTTCCCGTACGTGAGAGAATTGATATGTTCATAAATTAGACACCCTAGCTTAATAGACCCAAAATTCAAAACTGAATAGATGGATAGCCATGCCAAACGCTCTTCTTTATTGAACTTACCAAAGTACAATAAATCGCTTTCTTGTGCGAGATAAAGATTTGAAAATCCAAGTCCACCAGAGACGATTAAAAACGTAATTATTTCTTTCATATACTCACCTTTGCATTCTCATTAGGAATACTTAAATTATATCATTCCAAACCATTAAAAAACACGCACATCCCCCGCCGCTAAACAAGAAGTGTGCGTGTATCGAAAATAAAATCAGCAGTTAAGCCTTTTTCATAGGTTTAATTGTACCATCTAAGAAAGGTGCATACAAACATGGCAAGTATTTTCAAACGTGGTAAAACATACACCGTTTCTATATCAATTCCTGAAAATGGTAAATACAAGAAAAAATCAAAGTCGGGATTTAAAACAAAAGCAGAAGCAAATGCTTGGGCAGTTGAAATGGAAACATCCAAAGCAAAAGGCTTTGTATCTTTCGATAAAGACCAACTTCTGTCAGAGTATTTCAAAGAATGGTACGAAACGTATAAAGATGATAGTTCACGTGCAACTCAAGTATGGTACAAGACTATCCATGGATATATCACTGAATTATTACCTAACATAACGTTGTCAGAGTTAAAAAGACCTCAGTTTCAAAAGTTCATGAACACGTTAGGTTCAAGATACTCTTTAGAGACATCCAAAAAGGTCTATAACATAATTCATCAATCAATAAAATCCGCAATCTATGATGAAATTATCTTCAAAGACCCGTTGCTTGGAATTTCGCTTACAGGCAAGGATGGAAAAAACAAAGATTTGAAATTTCTCGAAGAACCTCAGATGAAAGCATTGGCTGATTATATTTCTAACATTGAACTATCACAGCGTACCGATTCAGAAATGATTATCTTACTCGCTTTAAACACAGGTGCACGATACGAAGAACTAGCTGGTTTGACCTGGCACGATATTCGCCCAGGTTTAATCGATATAAATAAAGCCTGGGATCAGATTAGTCACGAAATCAAAGAAACAAAAACTAACTCATCAAAGCGAGTTGTAAGTGTTCCGAACATGTTAACAGACCAATTATTTGCTTGGAAAGCTCATAGTAAGCCCACAGAGTTCGTTTTCGGTTCACCTAGACCAATTACAACGGCCGCTGCAAACAAACGCTTAAAAACGATTTTAGAGACAATTAAGTCACCTAAGATAATTACCTTTCACGGATTGCGTCATACGCACGCTTCTTGGCTGTTATCTCATAGTGTTGATGTCCAATATGTATCTGAGCGACTTGGACACAAAAACGTCAGCATGACCTTAAAAGTCTATACTCACCTTCTTGATAATTTACGACAAAGTGAAGAAAACAAATCGCTCTCACTACTAGAAAACTTGTAGTAAATTTGTAGTAAATGGATTGGTATTTGTAGTAAATTCACGGTAAATCGTGGTAAAAACAACCTAAACAAAAACAAAGAAAAACCCCGTCATATCAGCGTTTAAGCCGGTACAACGGGGTTTTTAAATATTAATAAGAATGCCGCTGACAGGAATAATAAACGCCTATATATCAAGCGTTTATGACCCGTTGCAGTAAATTTGTAGTAAATCTTTTATTTGTTCAATTGTTCAACTAGCTTGTTCAAACTCTTTGGTGTGGCGTTCTTAACGTAGTAAGTACCGTCGGTACCGAAGTCCCACTTGTAACCCTTCCAACTACCTTGACCTTGCACAAGCTTTCCATCTCCGTCAGACCAATAGTACATGCCCCATGAGTTCGTCCAGTTAGACTTGATCAACTTACCATTAGCAAATGACCAGTAAGCACCCATGTGCTTCTTGATGCCGTTGGCCTTGTGCTTGAATGACTTGTCTGTGTACCAGACACCCTTCTTAGACCACACCGCAGCAGCGTCTCCAGTATCCTTCTTAATGACCGCTTGGTCAGCAGTGAAGAAGTTGTCGTAAAGTTGCGTAATATCAAACGCACCGTTCACACCATCGAACGTTGCATGATCAAACCATTGCCAACCATGCTCCGATGAGTAGTAGTTTTGACTAGCCGTTGGCGTATATGGATAGTGTGCAACCCATGACTTGTCACCGTCAGGTGTTGTTTCAACGTGCGACCCCATTGTATAGGTTGTTGATCGATACCCACCAGCGATGCCCACTTGCTGTTCAGCTGTTGCATTCACAGCTTGCATAGCTGTTCCCATTGCCATTTGGTTGGGTGATTCAGCATCTACTGCCAGAACAGCTCCAACTCCTAATCCATCGGCTTGAGCCGTGGCCACTGCGTAGTTAGCTTCTTGAACAGCAGTGGCATTATCAGTCGCATGAGCAAAGTAATAACCATTTACGTAAAGTCCTGCCGCTTGTGCATTTGCAATGTTGTTAGCAGCAGTTGGGTCTTGATACCATGTGCCTTCTGAAATCTTGGTAGTAATGGCTTTAACGCCTTGATTACGCATATTAACGAAATCGCCTACTGACAAGTAACCATTCCAGTTGGATACATCGACCATGTCAAAACGTGGCGTATCTGCATGCACCGTATGATCACTAACAATTGTGGTTCCAAACAAAAAGGCCGCCGAAATGGCGACCAGCTTCGTCGTTTTATTCATTTTACTTCTCCGTCTCCTTCATCTTTGCAACGGCCCATTCAATAGCCTCATCAATCTGTTTAGCCGTGAACAAATGTGCTTTGTCAGCTTTCGTCAGATAATCGGTAATCCACTTGATCGCTTGCGCTTTTTTAGTTTGGCCACCATCAAAGGTCACCTCGGCCCACTTCACCGCAGCTTCTGCAATACCAAGCAAGTTCGTTAGACGCTTATTGCGGGTAAACCGTTCTGAAGCCCAACCAATGAGCAAAATTAAAAGCGCTGGAGCAATACCTGATTGCCATAGCGCTTCTGCAAAGTTTATTAAGTTATTCGTTGTCATCGTGATGTTCTCTCCAATCTTCCAATAAGCGAATTCGTGTTTCATGGTCATCAATACGATGATCATAAATTTTTAAAGTGTCTTGTAATCCAGTAATCGCCTTGTTCAAATCATTCATTTACTTCACGAATGTCACCTTGATTACGAACCACATCGCACCAGTTAATGAACCGACAACCGTTAGCCAGCCCGCTAAGTCGTGTGGAAAAAATCCCATAATTCCACCCCGTTATTCTGTTACGGCACTTGCTACCTTATCAGCCTCAGCAAACACTGTGTCTTGGAATGCTGACCACGCTGTCCGGAAATCAGATAGATGTTCACGATAAATCACGCCATCATTGATGTAGTAATTCATGGATGGCACACCATATTGGTCAACACTGCCATTCAATGTTGCATAGTTCGTTACGCCACCATCTTCTGCGGTAATTGATAGCTGTTGAGTAAATTGAGTTATCTTATCAATTTGTGCCATTGTCTTCTCCCTTACCTAATTCTTCAATGCGTGACTTCAGTTGTTCGTTCTCTGATTGCAAAGCGCTCAATTGTGCCCGAAGTTGAGCATTCTCAATTGCCTTGTTAGCAATCTCAAAACCGAGATTTTGTAATGTTTGTTGTTGTGTTTGTTCCATTTTTATTCTCCTTATAAAGTGACGTTGAGCCACTTGGTTACAGTACCGCTTGAGTTGATGGTCTGTGGTATCTTAACTGCGCCAAGCCCACTTAAGGCCTTAATAACACGACTCAGGAAATAATAACTTCCGCCTGATAACAAGTACGTTTCCGCACTACCATAAGCCAATCCAGCTTGGCCACGATTATCACCAAAATATGGATAGTTAAAGCCATTAAAAGTTTGTGTCTGGAAGCCTAATTTTTGGTTGGTTTTACCTTGGACATTTATATCGTTATTGAATGTCACTTGGTCATAGAATGTCCAACCAGTGGCAGCACCAGATGGCTTTGATGCGTTACCACCACGGAACCATGCCAATTTTGTAGGATAGGTACCAGATGTTGTGCCATTGTTTCTTGCAGAGAACGCCATGAAATCACCTGTACCATCCAGGTTGAAAGATAATCCTTTGAAGTTATCTGGCATACCAGTGTTACCAATGATTCCAATACCACCAATAGACTTTCCAGACGCTGACTGGTTTAAACCATCGTACCCAAAACTTGTCGTAATATTACTTGTGCTAACTGTCATACCATCAGCAGTTATTGTTGTTGATTCATACTTTCCATTCCAGTTAGATTGAATGAAGTTCGACACGTTACCAGAAATTTTGTTGACATCAAGGTTGGCAATTTTAGCATTGGTAATCGATGCGTCTGCAATTTGAGCTGTCCCGATAGAGGCATTCTTTATCAAAGCACCGTCCATGAAATTCTTACCAAGGAAAGTCGTATCGCCATTAATGGTAATTTTCTTACCGACAATATTAAGACCTGATGAATCACCGTTAATTCCTGAGATAATCTCACCAGTGTTGGCTTGAATACCAAACGCAAAGAAGTTATTGAACAACTTTAACGTTGATGAGTTATCTGTACTTGGTCCTGCGATATAAGCGCCATCGGATAACTTGGTTGACCCTAAGTAAGGACGTGCCACCGATACGTTTCCATGACTGTACATCGTAAAGCGGAAAAAGAGCTGTGTCGTTGCTGGGTCCAACGTTACATCGGCCTCATAGTGTGACCAGTCTGTCATCGCTGTATCAAATGAGCCACCAATTGCCGTAGACTTCGTAGTTACACCTGCATTGTTTTGTTGAACAACCTCGGCTTTGAAATAAGCATTGGCACCAAACGATTGAGCGTATACATCGAAGGTGGCATAGAACTGTGTGCCACCTAAGTTCATGGTGTAAATAGGTGTGCTAGACAACGTAGCTGTTTTACGATAGAAATCTTGGGTACCATTGTTGAAATTGGCAACCCTAACACCCTTGTACATTGTTGACTTATCAAGCTTCCAAGATATGTCACCTGATAACGTCCAGTTAGCTAAAGAGTTAACGAATGATGAATCCACAATCAGATTGGTTGCTGATACCTGGGCCATAATTCCTTCAGCTGTCTGTGATAACTGGCTCTGCATACCAGTGTCATAACTCTTAATCTGGCTTGTTGTAAAATCCTTACCGGCTTGCAGTGTGACACTGTCCCCCGACTCTCTATCGGCAATTTCTTGCTTCAATACCGCTTCACCGTTAGTCACCTTATCATTCAAGGCATTAGTGAGTTCTGTCTGCTTAGCGTTTAAATCATCGGCATATTTCTTAGCCTCTTCACTGGATTCATCAACAATGTTATCGATACGCTTTTGCGTTTGTGAGTCCACTGAATCAACCCACTTACCATTGGTGAATACTCGAATACCTGAATCTGTGCCATCGTCCCAGAACCACGTATCCCCTTCTTGTGGGTGTGCAGGCTCGTTGCGACCATAGTAGTTTGAGTTCTTACCATTTGAGCTGATAACGGCCTGTGTGGCTTGTTCTTGGACGTGAATAACCTTGTTCTCTAATTCTGATAAAGCGTTCTGGTTAGCTTCTGCAAACGATAACTTGGCGGTTCCTACGACCATGCTGGTTACACGCTCCTCGATGGGATCATAATGCAACTCATTGACGATGGCCGTAACGTTTACCCCATACTCTGGTACGTAGACCGTAACAGTGTCTGTCAGTCCAATCGTCTCCAACTTAGCAAACTTGTCAGCGTAATCAGCTGAGTCCTGTAAGCTCAATACATCAACTTCAATCGTTACATCTGGCAAGTCTTTCCCAGTATTTTCAGACTGAGTAAACCAGTTACCAGCAAATGTGTTGATTCTTGCGATGATTGTTGCATCGGAATCACCATCGTTAATCGTAATCTTGTCAGTTACATCAACTGATTGCGTGTACTTGATAGGATAATTACCAGCACGGTTTGATGTCACCGTAGAACCTTCCAAATAACGGGTTGTGTCTCCTTGAGTTAGGTTAACCGTTGGAACAATCTGTGTGACCAACTTTGATGTATCAACCGTGTATCGTAGTCCATTGATGTTCTTACCAAGTCGGAATGTTGCCACGTTATCTCGACCACGCCTGTTTAACATAGCAACCCTGCGGTTCTCACGCTTCATCTCACCGCCCCAGTATTGCAGGAATGAGCCTTGTGTACCGGCAATAGCTTCCATCGGATTAACATAATTCAATCCTGACGTTGAGCTTGTCGTAATGTCTGAATAAAGTGTGAAGATACTTGGGTTAACGATGGCCTTTTGTAATTGGCTCATGGCTGTTGCACCATTACCCTTCATCGTCACGGACTTCACAAGATTATGTGTCAGATCATAGGTAATTGAATCGGCCTCAATTTGTAATGAATGACCGGCAATATCCAGCTGCGTGTTCACGATACGAAAGGCGTGATTTTCATCAAGCGGCGATGGTTTAGCAAGGATGATAAGACCTTCTGCAATATCGGCATAATGCTGCCCTGTAACGGGGTATGATCCCGTGAACGTTAGTAAGCCATTCCGTTGCTCTTGAATATCGACTGAATACAGTTCATTCAATTGCCCCAAACCATTACTCGTGAAATCAATCTCATCGCTCTTGTATAAAATTGGTGTCATAGCGTCCTCCATCGTGGTTCAATCGTTGCTGTACCAGCACTTAATGAAACTGCGTTCTTTCCTGGCTTCAAAGTTGGGAATGGTCCAATAGCCATCTTAGCGTTTTCGTTGACCATGACCGTGTTATTGACACGCCAGACGTTCTGCATCGCGCTGTCCAGTTCGATTGACCCAGTAACGTTAGCGAACTTATAAGGTGTGCCGTTGACATTCAACGTAATATTGCCATCGCCGACAATCTTGATGTATGGCTTAGCCACAAAGTTGGTTGGGTTAACCAGCATCGATGCACTTGTCGTGATTGTAGCCGTTTCAGCTGGTGTGACATACCTAAATGGCGCTGATGACAGTGTGATTGTTAGTTCACGATAGCTATCTGAGTAGGTTGGACGTGCAATTGTACCTGATGACTGCCTAACAACTTGGTATATGTAATCAGGGTCTGAATACATTTGGAAATCAACGTACTTGCCTGTATCTAACGCAGACAAAAACTTTTGAATGTTACTCTCTGCCTGTTTACCCTCGAAACCAATAATCAATTGAATGTCTCTGTTGTTATAAGCACCATCGTCAAACAAAATAGCCCTATCGATGCCGACAGGACTAGTATTCAGCGTTGTTTTACGCTCTGGTACTGTTATTGTTGGATAATTTAATACCCGTGCGTTAAGTTGGTCACTCGTTAATTGGTGACCTAATACGAAACTGCCTCTGTTCAATTTCACTATCCTCCTATGTTATCCAAACGCCCTTGTACGTGCGTTTTGCTTACGTGTGATTGTATCTTCGACAACCTTTTGCAACTTTTGTAGTGTGTTAGGTGTCAAATCTGCGTTCACTTGTATCGTAATGTTGTAAGAATCCCCTTCGTTTACAACTGATGAATTTCCTGCGACCTTATTACCGTTGATACGTTGATTTGCTTGTGCAAGTAAGTCGTTAGCCCTTGGCCTCTTAGCTGGGTCAAGCGGAATAATAATCTCTGGCATGTTCTGCTCTGCGACCTCGTAGAAACCGTGTTGCGATACCACACCACCTTGTGCAAATCCCTTACCAAACAAGCGCTTGAGCAAACTTTTGTGTTCATCTGAATCATGCTTACCCTTAATTCCAGACAGCATGTTGACAATTGGACTGGCAATTCCGTGAATTAGACCTTGTGTCATCATTGGAGCAACTGTTGAAACTAGTGGGCTACCTGTGATGGTTCCCACGGCACGATTCATAACGTTTGTTAACGCAACGATCGGCTCACGTAGGAATGATGTAAGCTGCGTCCATTTATCAGAAATCCAACCAACAGCACTGCTTAACCAGTCACTTGTACCATTGGCAAAGTGTGGCAAGGCATGAGCTGGGATAACCGTTTCACCACCACTGAACTCAACCAATCGATTGCGGCCTTCAAGAACCGTGGCTTTACCAGAATTATCAATGATCGCTTCCTGATAATGCTCTCCAGGCGCGTCATTAACAACTGCCAGTCCCTTCGGAGCGCCCTTGGTACCGTTGGCAAACTTAGGTATACGTGACAACCCACGAGAACCACCAAACATACCGATAACGGAATTGATTGTCCCAATCCCGTTGTTGATAATCCCGATGACACCATTGATACCAGACTTAGCCCAGCCCATCATGTCATTCCACATGTTGCTGAAGCCATCCGTGATGCCCTTCCAAGTGTTGGAGAACACTCGACTGATGGCATCCAGCACAGGTGTGAACACATTCTTAACAGAGTTGACACCACTGTCACCAGTACGTACTAACTTGTTCCAGATACCACCAAAGAAGTCTGCAATGCCATTCCACGCCTTACTCCAAGTACCTGATATTGCACCAACTGTATCAGACACAATACGGTGAATTGACTCGATGATAGGTTTGAAAGCACGAACCATCTTGTTCCAGATACCAGTGAAGAAATCGCCAATACTATTCCAAGAACGCGACCATGCGCCTGAGATAGCATCCATTGACTTGCTTAGCGTATTACGGATGGCTGACATAGTGTTATTCCATGCCTTTGAAATGCCATTCAACATTCCAGAGAACCACTTACCAATCGAGTTCCAAGTATTTGTCCACGCCTTTGATACCGGTGCCCAAACTTTCTTAAGCCACTTAGCAAGGTCACCAATAATCTTCTTCATTGGGCCAACTAAAGGCTTCATCAAGGTAACACCAATTCCAATAGGTAATGCCATGGAAATCAGCACAATCTTGGCAAACGTCTTAAGCAACTTCATGGCAAACTTGGTAAATGAGTTCCAACCTTTCTGGAATCCCTTTACAAGGCCTGAGAACCACTTACCGATGACATTTGCACCGTTACCGATAGACTTACCAACACCACCAAACCACTTACCGATGTTCTTGAAGAATCTGCCAATCGTCTTGGTAGCTGAGCCAATCCATTTACTGATTGAAGTGAAGAACTTACCAGCTGACTTAACTAGAGAATCAACAAATGCCCTGAATTTCTTATTGTGCTTGTACAGCAGTACGAATCCAGCTACAACTGCGGACAGTATAAGAATGAACTTAGACAGCGGATTCAAACTCATTGCAAGATTAAAGGCCTTCTGTGCAAATGTCAGGGCTTTTTGAGCGCCTGTTACAACTTTCTCTGATGTAGCTAATCGAATAAGCGCACTCCGCATAGCTTTGACATCAGATATTACTGAACGGACACCCTTACCAAAATCAATCATTTTCTTAGCCATGAATGTCGTGGCAATAACAGCTCCAAGCGCTTTGATAGCACCCTTATGCCTCAATATGGCTTCCAGAGCACCGTTGATAGTCTTAAGTGGGTCATGTGATTTCTTAGCATTGCCACCTATCGAACCTATGGCCTTAGCAACACCAAGAATCGTGCCCTTGATGGTATTCCAGATAGCCCCACCCAGAATGCCTGTAATATTAGCAACGTTAGAGAACATCTCCATGATGTCCTTCTTGTGAGCTCGGATATATTCAACCATCTTCTCAATAACAGCCATAACTTTGCCCATTGCCTGAGAAATTGCTTGAGCGTACTTCTCCATCGACTTATCCGAAGTGATGTCCAATAAATCAGACTTCATTTTCTTCGACATGTTGAACGACGATTGCTCAATTTCACCGAACAGTTGTGCTCTACGCTTACCAAGGTACATCGTCATACCTTGGAACGATGTCATAGCCTCTGCTTGTCCGTCCTTATACTTAACACCAAGCTCGTCCATCGCCTTAACGAATACATCTGATGTCAACTTACCCTGTGAAGACATCTGACGAAGCTCTTGCATCGATTTTCCAGATGCCTTTTGAACCGCTTCACCAAACATAGGGAATCGGTCAATCATCATGTTAAGGTCTTCAGCCCCAACCTTACCTCCAGCGACAATCTTGGCAAAGGTCTTACCAGATTCCGCAATTTCTGCGTTGGATAAGTGCATCGTTGAGCCCAGATTGATGAAGTCTTGGGTCCATTGTTTAGTCTGCTTAGCGTTAGAACCAACGTGATAGAACGATTGCGCCATTTCATTGATTGAATCAGCTGAATAGATACTTGAATTAGCCATATCATTGATAAAGCCAATCAATTCCTTACCGTCTTGAGGCGCTTCTGTTGTTAAAGCGTGCCAAACGGTCTTCATCGTATCTTGTTCTTTGTTATATTCCGCTCCAGCCTCGATAGCGCCCTCTATGGACGTCCTGACGCTGTTAAATGCTTGCATTGCACCTTGTGCTAGGGCTGTTCCTTTGAACACTTCAGAGAATGTGCTAGACGCCTTCTCGGAAGTCTTTGATAGCCCCTTCATGTTGGAATCTGCTTGAGCGATAGCCGTTCTAGTACGCTCTAAGGCAAGCCTCTGCTTCGATATTGCATCGGTATTATCTCCCTCAGCCGACTCCAATTGTTTCAGGTGCCTAGCTTGCTTCTCGTACAGCTGATTCATTAAGGAAATCTTTGTTCTTAGACCCTCTTTGGCTTTAGCAACCGATTCAGTTTTCCTACCTTCAGCATCTAAGCGGTCTGTCTGGAGCTTTGTCAGCTCATCGTTTTCTTTAATCTTGCGGTTAAGCTCAGTGATACCGTCCGATTGAAGTCCATAAGCCGTCTTAGCTTTACGCTGTTGCTCAGTTAATTCTTCCAGTGATTGCTTACCCTTAGCAATTGATGTACCCGTCTTATCAAGTGCAATCTTTTGCTTCGATATTGCCTCACTTGAAGATTCACCAGATTGGGTCATCTTATCCAATTGCTTACGCTGGGCTTCGTAGAGTTGTCCCTGCTTTTCAAGCGTTCGTGCTAACCCTTTTTTCTGAGCATCAATGGCTTCAGTCTCTTTACCTTCAGCTTTTAACCGATTAACTTGAGCATCAGTCTCTTGGATATTCTGTCTTATTTCTTTGTTAAGACCAGCAATTCCTGATTCTTGCAACTCGTAGGTTTGTTTGGCCTTCTTTTGTTGAGATGTCATAGCTGCCAACTGTCGTTCAGCTGTCGTTATCTGTGAAGCGTACTTCTGGTATGTCTGCTCTCCAGCTTCCGTACTACGATTGACTTCTGACTGCTCTTGCTTGAGCTTGGCCAACACGTCTTGTTGCTTCTCAACTGACTGTGATAATCCTTTATACTTTGCCTCACTGGCACCGATCTCATCACCAGACTGTTTCATCTGGGACTCCATTTGCTTCCACTCGTTTGTCGAGTCCTTAACAGCTGACTTCAACTCATTCAAACCTTGGGTGGCTTTGGCGGTATTCAGACCAATTTCTGTGGACATCAAGCCGGCAACTTTTTCTTTTGCCATTTATATTCCTCCTTTCTAATCAGGTAGTGACATCCACTGTTTCATCAATTCTTCTGAAGAATAAATACGATTATCTTCATTAGCATTCATGATTTCCATCAGTGGCTCATATTCTGCTTCCTCAATGTCATTTACACTCCAGTGCAAGTTGGTCATCACTTCTTTCTCAAAAAGTTGTAAGTCCAAGATATGGTTAGAGTAATCAATGACTCGTTGGGCTGGTGCTACTTTACTAAACCCTCATCGGTTTCCACTTCTGACAAAGCCTCTTCAATCTCAGCTTCAGTCATTCCCATAAGACGCATGTTCAAGCGTTGAGCAATTGTCATAACGTCTTCTTGGCTTAATTCTTCAAGCGCTTCGATTTCCGCTGGCTTCAACTTCAACATGTCAATAACATAGTCCGTAACGTTGTCCAAAGCCCCTAGAACAGCTTCCATTGATTCGACTGGCTCATCTACACTCATAGCGTCTTCAAGCTTTGCAAGCTTCAATTGCACAGCGTATGTCTTCTTCAGATTCTTAACAGAACCCTTCACCTCGAATGGTGTCTTGCGTAGTTCTTTAAACGAAATTTTCATCATGTATTCCTTTCATCAATTGCAAATAAAAAAAGGGAACCCACCAATTCATTAAGCGAGCCCCCTTTCAACTGGGCTTCTCACCCCATTTGAACCTATTTATCGTCGTGGTTGTAAGACGATCGGTGATTTCTTATCCTTGCGTGGGCGTAGTTACTTCAGCATATCCACCTGCAACTTCTGCCAACATCTTAGCCTTATCGAACTTAGCGTCTCCTGAGAAGAACATCTTCATTCCTTGACCGTTCCAAGCGTCAACTCCGAATGATTGGTATGTCAATGCGTCCGTCACTCGAGACTCGTTAGCGTTATCAGTTTGTGCGTTAACAGCAGTCTCAGTCATTTGACCATTTGCAAAGGCGTAAAAGATTGAGTTCTTACGGTCAATCGTTTCTGACTCAACAATCAAAGCAACTTGTGGCAAGTCCAATGATTGAACATAACCACCGTTACCATCTGATTCACGCCCCAACAACTTAGCCTTGATGTCGAATGGCAAGTTGTTCCATACACCTGCTACTTGTGGGAATGACTTAGCCTTAGTGACGTCAACCATTCCGTTGTCACCGAACACTTGAGTTCCGTTTGTTGAGATGTTCGTGATATTTGCTGAGGCAGTACCCAAGTCCTTAAAGTTAGATTTGTACAATCCATCAGCTGTTAAACCTGCATCACCCTTCAGGATCTTACCGTCTGCACCAATCAATGCTAGATACGTCTTCTTCAATCCTACTTGTGCCATATGTTTGTTTTCCTTTCAAATAAAAAATGAGGTCAACCTTATTGGTCAATCTCATCAAGTGTTAGTGTTTTATTTACTTCAATGTTTTTAATCATTTGTTGCTCATCTGTCTGCGAAATATCCAGATACCGTGGTTGGCTGTCTGTAATGCGCCAGCCGGCACTTTCTAGTGCCTTGTATAGCTTCACCTCAATACTCAATAGATTCTCTTCATCAAGCCCGTAGAAGGCCTGCAAGCGATACCCCAAAGCCATCTCATTAAATGTGTTGCCACCGAATGTTGCGATGTCTGAGTTACTCTCAGTAATCAGTACCTGAGTAACGTGCTTATCATCGATAACCTCTTCTGGAATGGCATAGAAGTATACTTGCCAATCAGGGAACACTGAACGAACCACATTACTAATCTCTTCAACTGGTGTCATTGCTTGTCCCTCCTATCGATAATCTGCTTGTATACTGCTGCTTGCGCTTCAACAATTTTTTCCTGCAATTTTGAGTCATTACGTAGGTTAGCAATGGCATGATCGCCATTGATAGCAACCTGTCCACCGCGCTTATACTTACGACCCTTTTTGGTGTACATCGGAAACTTAGTACCATTCTCAATGAAGTTGGCAATATAAGCCTTATCCTTTGAGAATCCAACTGTTGAACTACCATTCTTCATGCCATCTACATTGGTATTCTGTGCCATAACTGACTCAGCCAAATGCGGGTCTTTACCAGTTGTGCGATGGCGGTAGTGATTAGCCTTGTATTCGGCTTCGAGTTCCTTGGCAAACACATCAGCGCCTGCCTTAGTAAGTTTAGCCTTGTCATCGACTGTCATCTGCGTTGATAACGCTTCGGCGTCGTTAACAATGGCGTTCAAAATGTCCTCTAATGATTCCTCAGCCATACCCTATGCCCTCCGCTTTAGAGTTACGAAGTCATAAGAAATAATAGCGTTAGATTCATCAGGACTGTATTGCACAATGTCGTACATTACGCCGTCAATCTGAGCCGTCTTGATATTTTCCAAAGCCGCGTTATGCCTAACAACAATCAACTTCGTGTTGTCGAGAGAGGTACCTTGTACTTGGTATTGCTGATTCAGCGTGCGCGTTTTTGGAGCGTACCATAGACCGAATGCTTTGACAAAAGTCTTCTTGATTGAGCCGTTATTGGGATTCTGCTTCGATTCCACAGTGCCGAAATCTGCCTTGCGGTTGAAATCAGAAGGTTTAAATGTCGCCATTTAAGCACCCCCTTTAACGATTCCCGTAATTTGTTGCAAGATAATCATCTGACCGTGTGAGAATCCATTCGTGAGAGCCCTATCGTAGTACAGAGATGTTGCAACACTACCAACCAGACGATTAAATTGCTCAGGAGCCTTTACAAGGGCATCTGCTTCCGTTAGATCTGGACTGATTGAGCCACGAACAATTGCACTGGCATCTTTAATCAATGCCCCCAACGTAGCCAGCTCTTCAGGAGTTTGGTCAATGTGTAATTCATCAGCCAACTCAGAGGCTGTTATAAACTCTGCCATGTGAAGCTCCTTTCGTTAAATTACTTAGATGCTGGAGCTGGTTGTGTGAATGTCAAGAACTTACCAGCTTGTGCATCAGCAACTTGCCAGTCAGCACGCAATGCAACAGCCAACTTCTTACCGAAGATGTCATCATCTTGCCATTCAACAGCGATGTCTGAACGCATAGCCTCCAAAGCGAACGCCTTAACGTCACCAACAAAGGCATGTGCTTCGCCAGCCTTACCCAATACGTCATCGGCAACGATAACTACGGGTGCGCCCAACAATTGCTTACCTGATGGTGCAGTGATTGAGTCTTGCAACAAGTAACGACCGTCTGAGTCCTTAACCTTGTCAATTGCTGCAAAGAACGACTCTGAAACAACGAACATACGGTTGTAGTTTGAAAGACCCATGTTAAAGGCGTCCTTGATACCATCAACGTCTGATACCGCAACCGCCGTAGCCTTTTGCAACACTTCGCCAATCTTGTATTGCTCAGTCAAAGCCTTAGCTTCTGAAACGTAGTTAGAAACAACTGATTCAATTTCAGGTGCGTCTTGCAACATTTCCATTGACACTGGCATTACACCACGGTAAGTCAAAGCTTTGTAATCAACACCCGTCAAGTTCAAGGCGGCCAATTCAGGGTTCTCTGCCAATTCAGCAGTTGAGGCCAAACGAGCCGTATTCTTAGCCAAAACTGGCAAAGTTCCTGAACCAGACGTTACGGCAACACGGTTAACGTATGATGCCAATTGCGTAGGGTCGTTTGGTACCTTTTGGATGTCCAAGATTTCCTTTGGAATTACCACTGCTCCTTGAACCGTAGTCAATCCATCACGTACTTCACCTGTCTTCAAAAAATCTTCAAATGCTGAGTTTTGCTTTCCAATAATTGCTTCCATGTTTGTTAGTTCCTTTCCTGAACGTGTTTCTTCGTTATCGTCTTCTTCTGACTCTACTGCCGAATTAAGCTCTTCTGGTTCATCGACATCTTCGCCATCGCGTGTGTTTTCAGCACTCTCTGGGGTCATCTCAACCTCTTCTGGAGTTACCTCATATTCTGCTTCGGGCTTCAAGTCTAAAGCCTCTGACACGGTCTCAATTTGATTTGACAAATCATCAATTTCTCCCTTGAGTTGATTAACTTCATTCATACCAGCTTGAACATCAGCTACATCAGTAGCATCATCTTCTGCACTAGCACGTACTTCTTCGATCTTTGAATTAAGGGCTGACTTCTTTGCTGCCAACTCTTCATTCAACTTGTTTAGTCGTTCCATGTGATTTCCTTTCTGTGAATAAAATAAAAACCGGCACCAGCTAACCGATGTCGATTTCAAAAGTTGGTAAGATGCTTAGCACCTTAGCCTTATATTGAGATTGCTTTGTGAACTCTTTGAACGATCGTGTTACTTCAACACTTGTGTCGTCATACGCAGGAACACTAACGATTGAGATTTCTCTCATCGTAGCAATCTTGCTAATGTATCGAACTGGCTTTCCGTTGACGTTTTTCCAGCTTTCGCCACCATCTGCAATGGTAAATCGGAAGGATAATCCGCTGAGGTTCCCGTTTTTGATTTGGGTGTACACGTCACGCCCTAACGTTGTATCTGGAATATCCAGTGTAAAGTGCAAACCATGCTTATCAATATCCAGCTTGAGTGTGCCACTATCAACACGACCCAACACGTTAGCAAAATCATGGTCATACAACGCCAAAACCTTTGATAGGTCTACACCATCAAGTGCGCCACTTTGAATCACTTCCACGAACGGTAAATTGGTGCTTGGTGTGTCCCAAACAATTGCATATCCCGCAATTTGTCCAATTGATTCACCTTGACCTGCTCGTAGTTCACTTGAATCAAGCTCAACTGCTCGGTATTCAACTTCTGTCATGCTTATATCACCCCCTTTGACAGAAGGATGCTATGGGCCTCATCTGCCCCTACAATGCCTTTATCAACAAGGTTGATTAAGTTCGTAGTCAGTTGTTGGTTTCCGTAGTCAATGATTGACTGCATATCGATATTGATACCACCACCAAGCTTCGTGTTAATCTCAGACAGCATCGGTTCGATATATTTGTTCAATCCGTTCACATATAGCGCTGTAATCATGTTAATGGAGCTTTGTTGATCACCAGTTCCGTTAAGATACGAATCGGGAACTCCGAATGCCTTAGCAATCTGTGTTCGCCCCCAATCAAGCTGTGATAAATATTTTGCAACGTCAGCGTTGATGCTGATTGTTGAAAGATTTGCGGTTTCATCAAGAATGATTGTTCGACCTGAATTGTCGCCAGTGTTAGCTTTTTCAAAGTTACTCCGTACAGCTTCCTTAGCTTCATCACTCATCTGTCCTGCTTCTGGTAGCTTCAAGACGGTTGATGGGTTGATTGCATTGCGTAATGTCGCCAAACTCAAGCGGTTGCTTACTGTTTGTTGTCGTAACTCAGTGGCTAAACTTTCAAGCGGGCTGTGGCCCAGCAAGTTATCTAATTGATTTGAGCCATACGCCATAATACGCGTATGAATAACGTCAGCAGCTGAATACGTACCACCTTGTAACCCTGCAAAGGCGCTCACTTTGTACGTGATTTCACCTGTGACATCATCTAATTCAATAACAACTGATGATGTAGGTACGTTAATCAATTCAACTGGTGTATCGTCTGCTTTACGTTTGATAATCATAATTCCATTACCATTTAGCAACACGTTGAGTAAGTATGTTTGCCAGTGATTATATGATGCAACTTTGGTACTTGGTTGGTTCATCAACTCGATAAAAGGTGAGTTACCCTTAAATAGAGCTCCTGCTATATCACTTGAAATAAGTGAGGTTACGGCGTACAAATCACTATTCTTTAAGGCAACGTCCGCAGACACAAGCTCTGCCGGCTTCAAAGAATTACCTGTAATAATGAATGGCGCCATAGAGCCAGCTGATACTGATTGGCTTGAACGTGTCTCACCACCAGGGTTGAAAATGTTGTTAAGAATACTCATAGTTTGTCACCATTTAAAGCAACACCAACCCCTGCACCAAGGAACACCAGCTCGATTCCAGATACAATTAGTCCAGCAATCAGGCTCCATAGGAACATCGCTACTGCAAACGTAACGAGACCCATTAACAATAAAATAAGTGGAATAAATTTAACCATGCTTGCTCTCCTTTCTACTTAAAAAGTAAGATTCATGTAATAATCGCTGATTTCTTCAGGTGTTTTACCATCAAGAAACGACTTTTTTTTAACATCAGCGTTTGTAAATTCTGTGTTGTACCATTGCCCTTCATAAAAGGCGTTAATAATCGCGTCAACCACGTCAATCTTTTGAGAATTAACGTTCTTATCAACCTTAATTCCGTTGTTATCCGAAACAACAACCGCATTAACCAACGCTTGCTGCATTGCTTGGTCATCTAACATCGTAATATTCTGCTTGATGAACTGTGATTGTAGGAATTTGGTTGGCTCATTCAGTGATTTGATACCTTGTCGAACTGGGATAATCAAAAACTCATTCTTAATCTCATCTAATCGGCGAATAATCTTACCAGTTCCCCATTGGTCATACAAAATCGCTTGTACGTTAAGGTCGTTTGTCTCAATAAATGTCAGTAGCCAATTAAAGACCTCATCTTCATCAATCAAACCAAAGCGGTCACGAGTGATGGTGGCAAAACCGCGCTTTTCAACATCTCGATAATCGATGTTATCCCGTTGTTCTTTGGCTTCGATACTACCTGCCTTAGAGATTGGCACCCAACTATGCTGGTACAAATGGTACTTTTGTTGACCGTCACTGCCTATATACGGAAACACGAACGCCAATGCCGTGTCGTCGTTTGTCTGTGAGTAGTCAAACCCAATAAAAACTTCACGCCCATACATATCGAACTCTTCAATAACAGACGATTGAATCAAATCAAGCGGTAGGAATGCGTTATCCTTAGCGTTCTGCCACATGTTCATATTCTTAACGATGAAATCAGACAACTTCCCCTGTGCTACCTTAGCGTCACGTTCAGTTATCATTCCTTCTGTTAAGTTCTTGCGCATGCTTGGCAATTCCATCAAAGGGTTGGACTTCTGCCAAACGTCAGGCAGGTAAGCCTCGTCTTCATCGTCCTGCTCCCAAATGAGAACCAAGTCTTTATCAATCTCGTTCCAGTTTCCACTTTCAAGATACTTGGCATAACGCTTGTAGTCCTCGAACATTGGAGTGTTTGGATCAAGCCCAGCCGTTGAGATGTAGAACATTTGGGCAGTTGGGTTGTTAACCATTCCTGAAGTCATAGAATTAACAAAACTACGTTCACCCTGTCCAAACAGGTGATACTCATCAACAATACCTGTTGTGTAGTGGTCTCCATCGGAATCACTTCCTTGAGCGGACAAACGCTTCATTGACGTTGACTGTGATTCAATACGCATTTCATTCTGATTGAACTCAACGCCCCACATCTTAGCCAACTTCTTAAACGGACCATTCTGCAACTGTGTCCAGTTGTAAGTCATGTACTTATACAGTGGTTTCGTGTGGCTAATATCAATGCTTGATACCGCCAATTGTCGATTAACCTTTGGAAAACCAAACAGAAAGTTGTACAAGGTATAAGCTGACAGCAATTGTGTCTTACCGTTGGTTCGTGCCATGCTGATGAATATGTTCTTAAACCGCATGCCTTTCGTCTCAGGATTGCGCCAACCTTGAATCATCGCCAAAATAAAACGCTGGTAAGGCGAAGGGTTGAATGGTTCGCCTGACGTTACATCTTTCAGTAACGTCGCAAACTCAACAATCTTCTTAGCCTCATCAGCGTTATATGTATAGATAAATTCATCGTCATTATCAATGCGTTCAAGGTCTGAAATGTGTCGCTCAGATGCACGTTTAATCTTCTCGCCTGCAATTATTCGACCAAGCAAGACGTCAACAGCATAACTCAGCGCTGGATCGTCCGGATATTTCTTCAACAAATCTGTGTACTTGCGCATAATCAACCTCCAAAATGACTTACCCAGTCTTGACCTTCGTCATCGTCTGAGTTTGCCATATCAATCAATGTTGCACGACTTTGAGGCGATAGACCCAAGTCACTACCAACTGATTTAATCACCTTAGTTGCTGAATCAATAATTCCAACAGCTGGGTTCTTGAAATACTTATCACCTGCTTCATACAGGATTCCGATTGACTTAACTGATTCGTACGCTTCACGTAACATTTGGTAATTCATTACTAACGTTTCAACTGCTGAGCTGTCTGCGTTAATAACGTAACCTGATTCGTTCAAGAACGGCACAACTGTTTCCCACAAGCGCTTTGCGTCTCCAGTTAAATGCTTAGGAGCAGTCTCTGACAGCTTTTCAGCACTCATTAGCGTTGCGTGTAGGTTTTCCGTGCGATCTCGTTGGTCTTTTCGATCTGATTCGTTACTCGTTAGCTTGGCTTTTCGTGGCATCGTATCACCTCCCTTCGTTTGAAAAATAATAATAACTGC